TCTAGAGAATTTCATTGTGGATTGCGCCACGCTCGGAACTTCGACCGGGATTGCTATGACCGGAAATCTCGTCGAAGTGAAGAACTGCGTGGCGAAGAACGCGACGACCGCCGCGATTACGATGACTGGCAATGGGCTGTTGTTAGCGACCGAAGTTACTGGTTGTACAGCGGCGGCGACGGCGGGCATCAATGTGACAGGGGCCGTGTGCTTTATCCACGGTTGCAACATTCACGATAACGCCTGCCCAGGAGTTGTCGGCGGCGCAAGTGCAACATCACTATTCGTTGAAGGCAATCTCATCACGAATAACACCGGCGCTTCCTCAGACGGAATAAATTTGGCAACAGACATTTACGTCATTGCCAGAAATACGATCTATGGAAGCGGACGTGATGGCGTGCGTTCGACTGGGGCACGCGAAAACGCTTTCTTCTCATTCAAGAACAACATCCTGGCGAAGAACGGCGTTTCTGCCGCTGGCTACGGTTGCAACTTCACGACCGCCGGGCCGCCAGCGAGTTTCAATTGGGACGGAAACGCATATTGGAATAACACGACCGGGACACGGAACAACATGGACGACGCCGGTATTACCAATGTGATAAACGGAGTCTCGCCCTACCTCAACACCCTCGACGTTGTGATTGCCAGCACGGCCGGCAGCAACAATCCATTCACGAACGATGCTGGCGGAGACTTCACGTTAAACGCAACAGCCGGAGCCGGGGCGTTGATTCGCGGGCATGGCGTGCCGGCGAGTTATCCGAACGCAACGGGCACGAACAATCGCGACATGGGCGCATTCCAGCACGCTGATCCGGTTTCATCCGGCGGCTCGGCACTGATGTTTTAAGGAACCAACCATGAAATCCGAACAGTGGATCGAAGTCATAGTTGAGGCGTTCAATAAATCGGCCAAGGAGAAATATGACGAGTGCCGGTGGCAGGAAATGCTCGATGCCTTGAAATCCCAGGGGCTACTTGATGAAAGCCAAGAACGGTTCTTCGTACTTAAACGACCGGATCAATTGTAGAGACTAAATCCATGAAACGCTTCCTCGCAATCCTGATTTTCTTCGCTGCCAATGTCGCCACAGCGCAGCAGCCGCCTCCGTATCCGGCTCCGCTGCCTCCGACCGTCCAGCCAGCCGAACCAATCTTCGATGCGAAGCTCTACCACGAAGGCGTAATGGTCGCTCGGTTCGTCGGCGCCGACCGAACGGCTCCGCAAAAGGCAAACGCTCTGCGGTCGGCGTTTTCATTGGCCAAGCCCGGCGATCTCGTCCTGATCGGTTTGGGAACTTTCGATTTCGGGCCGCTCGCCAGCGGACACGTCATCCTGCCGGACAAGGTGACGGTTCGCGGCATGGGACGGGAGTTGACAACACTCACGAGTTCGATAATCTCGGACACGTTCGGGACGAGCTTCGCGTTGCAAAACACCGTCGTCGAAGATTTGACGCTGAAAAATGACTGCTGGTACGACTCTGAGGATGGACGTTGTGTCGGCTTCGACAACGGCGCGTTCGGCGTTCCGGCGGGTCCTTTCACGGCCACGATTAGGCGATGCAATCTCTGGTGCCGTGATTGGTGCTGCTACTGCTGGTCTCCAGGAAACGTATGGACCCTCGACGATTGCGACATCACAACCGGCCGCGTAGGAATTGCAGCCGAGAATTCCGGTAACGGGCAGGACATCACTTTACATCGTTGTCGAATCTTCGGCGATGCCTCACTGTCGAAAAGCCGTGGTGAGACAAGCAACCAGACCAACGGTGGAGTATTCGGTTGCATCGCCCGAGGCGGCCCGCTGCGGCTCTACGATTGTGAAATCAACATCAAGGGCAAGAAGTCGGAATATCCCAGTTACACTCCGCGAGCATGTGGGATCGTAGACCGTGGCGGCGGCGGGGATGCGGCTGGCCGCGCCGTGATCTCGCTCTACAACCTTCGTTGTACTGTTAATCCGAATGGAGCCGATCCGACGATGTGTTGGGACTTGAATCTTGAATTTCCCTACGTGCAACAAGCCGTCAAATGCAACTGGTCGAACTGTTGGGGATCGGCGGCCGATGGAACGCTTAGCAAGAGTTGGCCGGACGCGACTCCGGCGAAGGCCAAAGCGGCGAAATGACTACGGCTCGATGAAGAGGAGTTGGTGAAGCGTGATTGCGGCGAACAAAAATCCGCCGGATGACGACGGAGAAAAACCGCCAGAATCCAAGGGGGTTCTGGGGGATGGTGCTCTACATCCAGGCAAATACAACATGCGACTTATCGGCCGGGCAATCCGTGAAGGTTGGAAGATCAGCCAGAAGCGTAAGGCGATGATCGTCTCGCAAATGGCGGCGGTTGTAGAACGCAGCGAAGAGGAGCGAAATCAGATCGGTGCGGCTCGCGTGCTTGTGGCGGCCGATGGCGTGAACGTCAAACGCGAGGCGCTCGAGCAGGCGTCCGACAATCCATCCACAACGCAAGTCAATGTCGCGGTCGGTGTGACGGTCCAGCAGGTCATGCAGGAAGAGTTGAAACGAACGGGATTTTACGAATATGAGTCAGCCAAACTGGCAAACGGCGGACATGCGGCGGACCCCAGCCCACCTAGCCAAAACGGTAACGGGCGGCACGTGGATTCCGGGCCGGCACTTAATGGCGATCAACCAGGCGTTGATTGACGTAGCCCGCGGCAAGATCAAGCGTTTGATTATCAGCGTCCCACCAAGGCACGGCAAAAGCTGGCTCTGCGGCAGGTTCTTTACTCACTGGTACTTAGGCATGTTCCCTGATAAGCGGATCATCTACGCGACGCACAACGACACGCTGGCCGGCGCTGTCGGCGGGTTCGTGCGGGATGACTTCGACCAGTGGGGCGAAAAGCTGTTCGGCTTGCGGCTCAATCAAAGCTCGTCGGCTAAGAACTGGTGGCATATCGCCGGGCATGGCGAGGGGGGCTTTCAGGCTGGTGGCATCCATAGCCTCGGCGGTGGCATCGGCGCCGATGTACTGATGATTGACGATCCGATTAAGGGCAGTTTCCAGAGCGGCAGCGGCGTGGAACGCGATAACGTCTGGACGTGGTATCAGTCGTTCTCTAACCAGCGACTCCAGCCCGGCGGCTCGATTGTGGTCATTGCAACCCGCTGGAGCAGCGACGACTTGATCGGCCGGATTCTTGAAAGCCAGCAAGGCTGGTCCGAGCTGAAGTTTCCGGCAGAAGCTGAGGACGACGATCCGCTTGGCCGCGAGCCGGGAGAATGGCTGTTTCCGGAGTTCAAGCCGCCCGAGGAATACGAACAAGCCAAGCGGGACATCATTCCGTTCTTCTGGGCGGCCCAGTATCAGCAGCGTCCGGGGCTGGTTGCCGACGCGGAATTCCCGGCTCATTACTTCGATTACGACGGCTTCTGGTTCAACGAGTGGCCTGGAGATATTCAGTTGACGTGTCTGTCGCTTGATCCGAGCCAAGGCAAGACGGACAAGTCCGATTACTCGGCTTACGTGTTCGCCGGGTTCGACCGCAACGAAGAGTTGTGGTGCGAGGCGGACATTGCCCGCCGTCCGACGCCGCAGATGGTCTCTGACGGCGTGGACCTGATGAACCACTACAAGCCCAACATCTTCTCGCCCGAGGCCAACGGCTATCAGGAGTTGCTCTGGGGGCTGTTCGAGGACGAGGCACGACGGCGAGTGGTTCACGTCCCGCATATTCACGAGTTAAAGAATACGCTGGCTAAGGTCATGCGGATTCGAGACATCGCACCGTTTCTGGCGAACCGGATTGCTCATTTCCGCGACACGCCGGGAACGCGGTTGCTCGTCCAGCAGTTGCGAGAGTTCCCGCTCGGCAAGCACGACGACGGGCCAGATGCCTTGGAAATGGCGATACGTGGCTTGCGTGAGTGTTCGGATGGAATGTGGGACGACGGCGGCCGCGTGCCGCAAGTGCCGCTGGAGTACCGATGAGCGAAGAAGAACTTGAACAAGCGTTGTGGGAACGCTACTTGAAACTGATCCATAATATCGAATTCATGGAAGCGGAACGCGCGGGATTGATAGCCGAACAGGAAGACCTGAAGCGTCAATTCAACGCCGCAATGAAAGCCGCCGGGAATCCGCCGGAATACGAGGAATAATCATGGGATGGTGGGCAGCCCGCAAACAACGCCGCGAACTCGCCGAACGGCAGCATCGCCTCAATCTGGCCCAAGCTCAGCTTGAATGCCAAATCACCGAGGCCCAGCTACGGATGCAGACGCAGGCCGTCGCCGGCCCGTTCTACGGTGACAAGCAATTCGTCAAAGGCATGAAGTCGCTTATCGAATCCGAAGGCGACTTTCCCGACCGCCAGCGCGTACTGGAAGGGCTGGACTACTTCGATTCGCTCGTGGACCCCTACGACGCCTACCGTGGCGAGAATGGCGAACTATGGGATCAAATCGCGTCGGCCATGTACGGAGCTAGCGAGCCGTTCCTCGGGCTACTTGGTTTCCGTAATGAGATGGAGCTACGCATGGCCCGCAACCTGTCGCGGACGCTCTGCAAAGAGAACCCGTGGTGCCATTGCATCCTGGAAAACCTCGTCAACTACATCGTCGGTTCGCAGCACACGTACCAGATTGCGGCCAAAGACGGCGAGCAGCTTCCGCCAGCTATTGTCGCTCGGATTCAGCAGTGCCTCGACGAATGGACTAAGACCGTCAAGTGGGGCAAGCAGCAAGCCGATTGCGAGAAGCGGCAGAACATGGACGGTGAATGTATCCGCCGGTTCTTCAATACGAACAAAGGGCTGGAAGGCCGGTTCGTCGAGCCGTGGCAGTTGGCTACGCCGTCGCAGCACGCGGTCGCCTCGCACGCTTGGGGTGTCGAAGTGGACCTGGAAGACGCGCAGACGGTCAAAGCATACTGGATCGACGGCCAGCCGGTGAATCCCGGCGACGTGGATCATCGCAAGCGCAACGTCTATCTCAACGTCCGCCGCGGCATCCCGACGTTCTACCCGATCCGCTACAACCTTCGTCGCGCTGAGAACTTGCTCAAGAACATGGGCCTTGTCGCTCAGGCACAAGCCTCGATCGCCTTCATTCGCTCGCACGCCAGCGGTACCACGAGCGGACAGATTGCCGGATTCAAGTCGAGTCTATCGGACGTGCAGTACACGCCGCAAACGACAGGCATCCAGCGTAACTTCCAGAGGTTCCGGCCGGGGACGATTATCGACAAGCGGGCCAACATGGACATCAGCGGGTTCCGCGACACGATCGACGCGCCGGCTTTCGTGGACGTACTGCAAGCCGAGCTGCGGACGATCGCGGCTCGGATCAACATGCCTGAGTTCATGGTCTCAGCCGATGCCAGTAACGCGAACTATTCCAGCACAATGGTTGCGGAAGGGCCGTCCGTCCGTAGTTTCGAGCGGTGGCAATCCGAGACGGAAGAGTCCGACTTGCCGATCCTTCACGCCGCCTTGGAATGGGAAGCCGGCCGCGTTCATCCAGCGTTCCCGCCCGAGGCGCTGAAGGCCATCGAAATCATCGTCGGCAAGCCCCGGATCACGGCCAGAGACCGCTTGCAAGAGACTCAGGCGAATCAAATCCTCAATGCGGCTGGTGTGCTGTCCACGCAAACGTGGAGCACTAAGGAAGACCTCGACTACCAGCAAGAGCAAGCCAACGTCGAGGATCACTTTGACCGCTTCGGTGGGCGGCCGGAGTTCGACCTGCCTTACGCCGACG